CCATACTTGAGCACTAACTTACGACAATAACTGAAAACTCCTGGCAATAATGGTTCACGTACACTTCTAGATGGTCCAATACCATCAGTGTCATTTTTTATTCTAGTCCGATGGAACCTGAGTCTGAGTGCTTCGTTATGCACTTCAGTAGTATAACCACCAAATATACGATGAGTCTTTCTGAATTCTGTAATCACCCGTTTATCAATTTGCCATTTTTTACATAAGTAAGATAATTGTGCCTTTTCTAGTATACTGACTATTTCAGGATTTGCTTGCCGTGATGTTAACTCATCAGCCCTAGTTAAAATGGAATTAATGATAGCAACTGGATCATTTGGAATAGCCATCTCCGTGGGCCCGTGAACAAAAGTAGATACGGCACGTGCTAAATATTGAGTGCCCAATCCATTATTATGGTCAACTCGAAGAAATTCAGCAATTCCACCCAGAAAACATTTAGAATTTTGGAATCTTATATTATGCTTTATTGCATTGTCCTCCATATTGCGTATTTGATTTATATTAGTAACAGCACCCAAGATATCATCACCGTTATGTGTCGTTGTGAATGTGGTATCGCCCATCATAACTTTAGTATAGATATAATTCAAGACAGTGTTCATGAAAGTAGTCAAACGCCAACCTGACAACAAAGTACCTTCTGTCGTGTACATTTTACCATCTAGCTGTTTAATAGTCACATTACCAAGTGATTCATATAACCAGTCAATCGCTCCTAATTGTTCAGGGTCAACTTTATCTTTGAATACTACCATATAAGCGTGTAATACACTACGCATTACTTCAGTACTATGTTGAGAATTAAAATCTTCAAAATCAAAGCAATAAGGTACACCATTTTTGAGCACCTCTTCAACAGATCGAGCCACTTTCTTAGATTCTGCTTCTTGTCCTATTGGGAACATTTTGCTAAGTAGTTCTTCACAACCTGCCATACCAAAACTAGATATTATAAAGTTTGTGTTATCTACACCATAAATAGCACGTTGTTTACCCCACTCATACTTGACTGAGGCTTTGGCAAACATCTCAGGTTTACGTTCAATAAAATAGCTGTAATCAACATCAGGCATAGCACAAAACCCATAAAATTTATGGCGCATATCATGCTCTTGATGCGCAAAAGCTTTATCTTCTTCATATTGAGAGGAATAGGCTCCTGTTGGTGCCCACTGCCATCTCGAGTCCCAAAAGTTTTTCCAATTATACATTTTAGGGCGACCACCTAATTGTCTTAATCTTGCGAATAGAGTGCCAGCCTCTTCGAAAATACGCTTAGGATCAATATTTGCAACATTCGGTCTTTGCCTATGTTCTTGTTCGAGTGCCCAATCAATCTCGCCAACGCCCCTATTGACTAGCACCTCTAATTCGAAGAAAGGAGATAGATCTATATTGACATTATTTTGGAGTGCTTTAAGCCGTAAAGAGAAATTCTTTTTAATGTAAGTAGAGAAATGTTCAACAGAAGTGTATTTAATATGTAATATATCAGATTTATTTATTAAAGATCTAGCCTCCTTTGGTAGTAGTAACAGCCACACTAGTGTACCAATAAAGAAACTATCATGTACACCAATTGCAACTAATTGTTCGAGTAGAGCCATACCAGGGCCAATGATCGCAGCAATTGTGTCATAATTCAAGTTGGATAACTCCTTAATCGTAATATGCCTTAAGTGTTTCGCAGAAACCTTAGTCTTGATTAGTTCCAACTTACCCATAAGGACTGACCTTACTCCTTTATAATTAGGCCTTACTTTATAATTAATAGAGCGCTTTGACATATAGAAACAATATTCCAAAATATTGTTGGTATGTATAGTGCCGAATGGAAACATATCTGGCCCGTACTGTATTCTAGAGATACGTAGTAAATGAGGAGAAGTTAAACCCAGAATACTTGTAGTATTTGAAAGATATAAAGCAGAAACGTTTAAAGAAGGAAAGTAAACACATTGAACAGGTACAGCACAGCTGCCTAGATTATAGTTTACAACACCATGTAACCTAATGTTTGGTATT